TATAATTTACCTTGGAAGTATTCAATGTCTTGAATTTCACCGAGATTCTGACCACCTGGAAGTGTAGTAATCTCAGTACCTTTACCACCTTCACGACGTGGCATCCAGAAGTCTTCCATCATTGATAGATGACGACGATCATCACGTGTTTCACCAGTGGTTGCATCATAAACAATCTTATTACGGAACTTGTTCATAATGTCGTTAACGTATTGTTCAGCTTTTAGCTTGGGTAAGTTACCCACGTCAACATAAAAGATTCTACGTTCAGGCGCACGGCTAATGCGATAGATGACCAATGAATCTTCGATCATCTTCAATTGATTAACTGGCTTGATTGCCTTATGAAGATAAGACATCATCATACCAGTATTTGAGTCTACATAACCAGATGGTGCATAGACTACAGAATCAAGAGCCAATTTAACACCCTGTGTTGTCTGCTCAGTAATTCCTTTATCATTGTAAAGGTAGTATTCTTCTACAGTCTTTACAACTTCAACTCCCTTTGGAGTTCTTTCTTTAATGATATTTTTGATCCTACGAATCTTACGTGGATCAATATATCTTAGTTCCTGAATACCTTGTTTGGCATTTGCTGGATCTATAAGAATTTGATAATATAATCTTCCATCAATATACCAAGAGCGGAAGATTTCATGTGCTCTATCATTAAAATGTAGTAGCTTTAAAACATTATCAAACTCTTCTTCTATTTTCTTTTTAATACCAGATGATACTTTAACCTCATCCATCATAATTTCGATAGGACGTTTGGCTTCATCTGCAACAATAGCTTCGTTAACAATGTCTTCGATAGCACCATCACAATCACTATACTGCGATACTTCACGATAGCGACGAATTAAATCATTCTCGTTTTTAATTGTACCTTCGAGATCCATGACCATACCGTAATGCCCACCAGCATTCACGCCAGTGTTTATTACGGTTGCGCCTGTCTCGACTGGACTCGGAGTAACTACACTTGGTAGATCCGAGTCCTGCTTGCGTTTTATTTCAAACCCAAAAATCTGCATTATATAAACCTCAGTTAATTATTAAACAGGGATAGTGCCGATTGGTGTATCAATAGAAACATTAACACCAAATCCAGCAGAAGCTCCAGTGTTTGAAGTGAAGAAGTTGTAAGTAAACTCTACATCAAACTGTTCAATTGCATTTTGTTGTTCAAAGTCAAGTCCAACTGCAGAGATGCTAGTTGGATAAGCATCGTGGAATTTGTAACTCTTAATAATTGCACCATTACGATCCAATTGGTGAACATTCAAGTCAACTTGATAGTCAGTAGGGTTAACACGACCATTAGTCGAATTATAGTTTTGAATACCAGACTGCCACTGTTCTAATGAATTACGGATACCGAATGTTGTATCATTGTAGATTGAGATAGTCCATGGTTGGAATGTTCTCTCTCCAGCAAAGTTAACAGGACGTCCACGATACAGAACAGGAATGTTTTCAATTGTAGATCCAGGTAGTTGTGCTGCTTTACACAAGAATTGTGCTCTTTGTCCAGCAACCACACCTAGAGTAACATATGACGGAAATGTTAGTTCTACACGAAACTGATTAGGGCGAGCACCGCCCCCAATCATCTGTGCTTTAAAGTCAGCAATATTTGCCATTTATTTCTCCTTTGTGTTCTTTCTATTTATTCTTAATTACGCACCAATTTCGGTAAAGCTAATGCTTGAACGAGCAGCAACGAAGTTAAGAGTAATATAGTTGATAGAACGATTTGGCTTAACAAAGATATCTGCAACAAATTCATTGCTGTCGATAACTTGTCCTGTATTGTTTGTCTCATCACACTTAACAACGAAATCAGTAATACCACGACGACCTTGTACGTCACGTAGGAATGGCTCTACTAAACTCTTGAACTGTGCACGAGTGAATGGGTCGTTAAATTCGAACAACTGGAATTTAGCTGCTGTTGCAACTGCCTTCTCAAGAACGATGAATAGACGACGAACATTGATACGATCGAACGCACTTGGTTTTGCCAATAGTGTTTTATCGCCATAAAGAACAGTACCTTCTCCTGGGAATGAAACAACTGGGTTAACACCAGCTTTGTACAACATATCACGTTGTGTTTTATTTGGATTGAATGCTAAGCGAACAACATTCTTAACTTGTCCACGATTCAAACCACCTGGAGAGAACCATGGGTCATTGTTGTAGTCAGTACGAGCACATAGACCAGCAATGTCACCATTCAATGGAACATAACGGTATACGTCATTGTAGCGGTCGTATTGATATTTGTAACCAGAATCCATAACAGCGTATGAGCTGCTTGGTAGTGAGTTACGGTATGCAATAATTGCATTTTGTTCTGTAGAACTAGCACCAATGATAGGATCACCGCTAGAAACATTCTGTGGAGAAACAAAAGCCACGCAGTCTAAACGAGATTCTGCAACAGACTGAATAACGTAAGTAGCAACAGTAGTTGATGCATCACCAGCCATAACTAATGAAATGTCATACTGTTCTGCGTTTGCTAATAGTGCATATGCATTTTGTTTTGCAGCATCAGTAACAGCCCAATCATCTGCACCGCCAGTGAATGAACGATACTGAGAAGCAGTTAATGATTTGTATGTTGAACCTGCAGCAGCTGTACCCCAGTTAACTGTACCAGTTACGCTAGTAAGAGCAGTTGGATGATCCATCCACCAGATCCAGTCTGAGTTAGTATTGATTACGCTCTTGTAGTAGTTGTTTGTACCATCAGATTTTCTAGCATCAGATGCTTTTGATACAAAGGCAAATTTTTCTAGAATAGTACCAGCAGTACCAGAGATACCACCATCTTTATCGAAAACAACGATATGCATCTCATCATTAGAACCACCTTGGCTTGTTGCCCAAGTAGATGTAGATGGAGCAGCATCGAACAGAGAAGCACAGTCAATAGTAGAACCAGCAATAGTAGCTGTCCAACCAGTAAATGTTGCTGCGTCAGCAAACGCTACAGAGATAGAGTTACCTTTAGAACCTGGATATCTTGCAGCAAATTCACCAACAACACCCAGACCAGATGCCCAGCTTGATAGGTAGTTAGAACCATTGTTGATCTTAACACCAGCACTAGTAGCATAAACTGCAGTAGCAACTGCTTGAGTACCAGTTGGAGGATTAGCGATTGTTACAGAAGGAGCACTAGTATAACCAGTACCAGCTTCAACAAGAGTAACTCCAGTGATAGAAGAAGAACTAATAGTAATAGCACCTACAACTGCAGCAGTTGTATATGTACCAGTAATAGTTACTGTTGGATTATTTTTATATCCAGTTCCTGGAGTATCAATAACGATGCTAGTAATAACACCACTAGTAATATCAACGTGAGCTGTTGCGCCTGCACCAGAACCATTTGATGTGATAGTTACTACTGGAGTACCTGTCCATCCAGTACCACCACTAGTGATTGCGATAGCAGAAACACCACCACCAGATAGAACTGCAGTACCAACAGCTTGAACACCACCAGTTACGTTTGGAGCACCGATTGTTACAGTTGGTGCTGCAGCAGTAGATACATAACCAGAACCAGCAGTACCGACTGTGAATGATGATACACCGCCAGTTGCAGATGCAGTTGCATTCTTATGGTTTGCATCGCAACGAACCAGTAATAGATTGTTTGTATATGATAGGAAGTTGGCTGCTGTAAAGAAAGACTTAAAGTTGTTGTCATTAGGCGAACCGAATGAGCTAACTAATTCATTTTCAGACCCAACAGTAACTGGCTCTAAAACTGGACCCCATCCAAACTTTCCTGCGAAAGCACCAATTGAAGTTGATACTGCTGGAACGATAGATGTGAAATCTTTTTCTACGACTGCAACGCCTGGAGATAGTTGAAACGGCATTGTAATTCTCCTTGTTAATAAGTTTTACCTAGACAAATCTCATGTCTACATTTTATTTAGCTTTTACACAATTTCTCAAAAGTTTAGAGGTGCTCGTTCGGGACTACCATCGTCGTAGAACCCAAATGGTGTTAATTCTTCTTCAATAGCCTGCATTTGCTTTTTATACATAATTTCTCGTAGGTTTACATTATTTAGGTCTTTAAAATACGAGTTAGTTGTAAGCCAACTGAATAGAACTAACGGCATGACTAAGTCATCGTGATATCCTTCATCCGCTTCATACGATCCTTTTTTCTCGATAAATGTAGAGATTTCAGAGATAGTATCAGCGTCATTAATAATAAGTTTGTTTTCCTCGACCAATGCTTTGAAGTTGTGGCAACCGATTCGTTTAATTTTCTTATCGGTTACGACTCCAAGCTGAGTCTTACCACCACCGAAACCACCAGAGACTGTTTGTCCCATAGTATGTCTCGTTACGAATAATATGTTTTCATATTCCATTTCAGAATATAGGATGTGTGCAACCTGTTCTGAGATGTTAATTTCCAAAAGAACATAAGCATGATTATATTCTTTTCCTACTTTATAGATTACAGAAGGATATAAAATCGGACTAATCTGATTGTCTCGATATTTACCAACTACTCTATACGGTGTTTCTGTTATATCAATAATCTGGAATGATGAATAGTCTCCACCAACACCCTTTGCCACGTCACATACCATACAATATGTATGACCAGCNGATGGCTTTTCNTAGATATCCAATCCATCTTTCGANTGGATTATGTTATCTGGAGACATTCTTGCAATAACATCAGCTTTGATTAGTGTTAGAGAAGAACCTAAGAAGTTACAAAGAACCTCTTGTGTATACTTCAATTCACCAAGTTGTGCTTTCTGTTCAGCAGCCCATGCCTCATCACGTCCTGGAATCTCCCAGTAAGGGATAAACAATGGAACGAATCCATTTCTACCCTTCTCAGCATCTGTCCAATATTTCCAGAAATGGTTATAACCAAGTGGAGTAGAAGACATTAAAATCTTTGTAGTCTGACCAGCAGAAATTGTTGGATAGACCGATGTGAAGAACTGCTCAGCCACGTTGTTTGGAATAATCGCAGCTTCGTCAACGTATAACATGTTAACAGATTTACCACGAATACCAGAAGCAGTTGTTGCTGCAGTGAATACTTTTGAACCATTTTCTAGCTCAATGTCACCTTTGTTCCAGCCAGTAACACCCTGTTGCATCCATCTTGGTAGAAGTTCATACATTGTTTGATAACGATCCAAAACTTCACGTGCAGCAGTAGCCTTGTTTGCAAGAATCGCCACTGTTTTATTTGCTTGGAATAAAGTATACCAGAGGATGTATGCAGCTGATGTAGTAGTCTTACCCTGCTGACGTCCTTCCATAAGAATAACACGACGATTGCTGTGGATGATTTCCACTTTCTTTTTCTGGCAATCATATAGTTTAAATAACTTTAAACCGAAGTCCAGTGTAACAATGTAGCAGTAGTTCTCAATAAAGTAGATTGGATCAGCAGCACATTTTATGTACTCTTGAATATTTTCTGGTGTGAAGTCAACAGTAACACCAGCAGCTTTTAAGTTCGAATTCGAATTATAAATTTGTGCCATAATTAAAACCCGTCTAACCAACTCTCCGAATCTACAGTGGCAGTAGTGACATCACCTTCTGCAGCATATACTCTATTTGGATTAGAAAGATTTTCATTTAAACCGACATTAGCATTAACCTTATCAATAACACTTTGTCCAGAAACATTACCAAACAGATTAGTCTTCATCTGAAAGTTTAGCGTATGTGTAACGAATCTGCGAGTTTGGAAGTCTCCATCATAATCGTCTTGAACTGATACGCTATTTAAAATAATAGGGACATCAACCTTAACATTCATTTCTGGAACGACATTAATTACTAATGTGTATTCTGGAGTGAATGTTGGAAGAATTTGTTCAAGAATCTGTAGACCATCTTCTTGCGTTTTTGTAAGAATGTAAAGACTTATGTCTATATTATATGGAACTGGACTATACATCGTAGACATTGATGTACTACCATCACCACATTTTAACTGTTGCATACGATTAACTTTTCTAGAAGAATCGTACATGTAACCAGTAATTTCAAATGACATTCTAGGTAGCGTTGTATATACGTAGTTTTCTAAACCTGGATCTTGTTCCAATCTAACAACCCACTTTTCTTTTGGAGCATATGCAAGTGGAATCTGTAAACGCTGGATAACATTACCAGTTACAGAATCTCCCTGACGACGATCGATATAGATGTCACTGAATAGGCTACCAAAAGCAACTATGCTTTTGCGGATGATTCCATGGTAAAATACATTATTGTTTAACATTATGGATTATTAGTTGTATCAACTTCTCCGAATGGATTCGTTACGCTGAACAGAACATCAGCAGCCTGTGTTTTGAATTTATTATTGTCACCGAATGAATCGGTCTTATCTATATTAATATCAATTGTAGCAACTGCAAGAGCACCAGTACCACCACCACCAGTAATGTTTACAATAGGTACAGTTTGGTATCCAGTTCCAGGATTAGTAATATTGATAGAAACTATTTTATTTGCAGTCGCACCAGTTCCACGAACTGCTGTTGCAGTTGCACCAATACCAGATGAACTTGTAAAGGTAACTGTAGGAACAGATGTGTAATTCGCTCCTTGATTAGTCACTGTGATGCTAGTAATCTCGCCATTCGGATTTCTGGTTGTATTTGTAGAGAAAGTCTTGAGAGTTTCAAACGCATCAACTTCTTTGATACCAGTATCAATTCTTTCAGAAGCATACTGGAACAATTCAACTTGTAGTTTGTATACGTATAGCTTACCTAATTGATAGAATGGATCTTGATGTTTGACAAACTTAATCTCAAACATCGCTTTTGATAGTGGGAAATAAATCAAGTCACCCTCACATGGGCGATTCGGTAGAATTGTTTGATCGTAACGACCAACAAGTTGATCCCAACGACGACGAGCAACTACAAGTGTAGCTGACTGCTCCATCATCATACCAAACTTCTGAATAAACGCACCCTGTCCATCCAATGAATCTACATTCTCAAAGTACATTTCGATTGGGAATGAAGATTTAAATTCAGATAAACGATCTTCGCCTAGTATCTCATCTTTGGATACGAGTGTTCTTGGAATGTAGAAAAACTCTTGACCATAAATCTTAAGAGATTCGATGATCAAGTCTTCAATAAGATACTGCTCGTTTCTCGTACCTTGAGAAAAATAGACGTTGACAGTTGACATTATTATCCTAAGAAGAAGTCAAGTGGTGCAGACTTACGCATTAGATCATCTTCTAAAGCAGAAATTTCATTTTGTGCTTCATCGTAAGTTTCTTGACCATTAAGAGTAACTCCACCTGGAAGTTGTAACCCTCCAAATTTCTTCATATTAGTACCCCATTGTTTCTTAAACAATGCAGTAAGATATTTCTTTAACCATGGCTCATTCCAAACTTTAGAAAAGTCTGCTGGATTTAAAGCACGATATCCTTGGATGATAATATAATCACCAAGAATAAAATCAGTTGGCCAATTACCATCTAAGTGCAAACGATTTTGTAAACGATTGAATCTGTATAACTGATGTCCATTTAACTCTAAATCTAACAGAGCTAAATGACTCATAACTGTTTTGTAGTAGATAAGAGATGTAGAAGTTAGATCGTACAAGTCGTTTAGACGAAGCTGATATTGTAGATCGAAAATGTTCTTTGAAGATGATGCCTGTCCAGCACTAAGAATCTTAGTTACACCATAAACATAGTCAGGCATTGTTACGTATTTGTTATCATACTCTCTAAGAGTAATAGGTGTTAGTCCAAGGATTGCGGTGTGNCCATTATTACCAGTGATTGTTTCACCAGCAACAAATGTACCGATAACATTTCTAACTAATAAAGAAGTTCCAGAAGAAGAAATGTCTGTTTGTTTACATACTTCAGCTATAGCACCTGATGTACCACCTGTTACAATTTCTGATAAGTTAAATGTAGCTGCAACAGATGTGGTTAGATTCATAACTGAAGCACGAATCTGTTGTTTCATATAAATTTGTTCTACACCTTCATAATGATATAGATTCCAATAATCGAGTGCTTCATCGATACGATCTTCTAGTTGGTCGTCATCTACGTTTATTTCAAGTACAGGTGCTCCCAATGCTCTTAAACAATACTGTTTTAAAGTTTCTCTAGAAGTAACAGCCATTTTAGTTTCCCTCTGGTTTTGGGTATTTAGCTTTTACCGCTAAACAGTCTTGTATATATTTATTCATTTGTTCTGTGTCGTTTTTAACTAATCCATCCAGATATTCTTTGAAGTCTGGATATTCTAATGATCTACGTTTTTGGTACATCTTAGAATCCCATGCTGCCTGTAATCTGGCGATCTCATCTAGACATTCCTGTTCAGTTGGTTTGTCTGCTGTAGAACCATTCCATTCTAAGTTTGCATAAACATCGTCTCCTCTAACTACCCATGGATATCCAGGGCGAAGAGATGACATTGCTTCTGATAAAGTTATTGTTCTTTCGATAATAATCATATTTTCCTCTTATGCTATTGCAATAATTGTAAGTGTTGGTACAACTGGTAGTAGCAAACCACCACCATCGTAGTAGTTAGTCGCATGCATACTTCTATGGTTACCACCACCATATGCTCGCCACCACATTGAAAGTTGTTTTGGTGTTTTCCACTCTGATACTCTACCAGTATTTGAGTTAGCAGTTCCACCAATAGCTATAGTCCAC